TGTTGGTCAGATCAAGCAAAAGGCTCAGTTAGCGTTAGAAGCCGCTAAGACCTCTTACAAGAGGGCTTATGAAGAAGGCAACACAGATGGGATTGTGTCAGCACAAGAGACTCTGAATCGAGCGCAGTCTGAGTTCATGGAAGCTGAGAAGTATGAGAATAATCTTGCAAGGCAGCAAGAGACAATGGCTCAACAACCTCAACAACAGCCTCAACAACAATATGTTCCTCAACAGCCGCAACAGCCTCAAAGGGTTATACAGCCGGAGGCGAAAGCATGGTCAGAGCAGAATCCTTGGTTCATGCAACCGGGATACGAAAAGATGACCAGCTTGGCTCTTGGTATACATGAGGAACTGAAAAAGCCTGAATCTGGAGTGATTGTAAACTCTCAAGAGTATTACAACATTGTTGATGCGGAGCTAAGACAAAGATTTCCAGAACACGATTGGCCGGGAAAAAGCGATACAGATGGGCGTAACGCACCTGTGACGGTCAATCAACCCTCGACGGTGGTGGCACCACAAGTTAGAAATAACGGAGCCAAACCGCGCAAAGTACAGCTCGCGCCCAGCCAACGCGCCCTCGCCAAGCGACTTGGACTTACCAATGAACAGTATGCAGCACAACTCTTGAAGGAGGGTAGAACATGACTGAAGAGCGCACACCAAGAACTAACGAAACGCGAGAAGCGTCTACTAGACCAAATGACTCATGGGTTCCAGCATCTATATTGCCTGATCCAGAACCACAAGACGGTTATGTTTTCAGGTGGATAAAGACTAAGGTTCTCGGAGAGTCTGATAACGTCCATGTATCAAAGATGTTTAGAGAAGGATGGCAACCTGTGAAAGCAGAAGATCATCCAGAGCTACAACTAACTTCAGATATTGGAAGTCAGTTTGAGGGGAATATAGAAGTAGGTGGCTTGCTTTTATGCAAAGCACCAGAAGAAAAAATGAAGGCTAGAGAGCGTCATTTTGATCAACTAGCTTCCCAGCAAATGCAATCAGTAGACAACAACTTCCTGCGAGAAAATGATCCTCGTATGCCTCTCTTACAACCAGAGAGAAGCTCACGGGTATCTTCATTTGGCAAGGACTGATCTCTGGCAAGGGGTTAGTCGTTAACTAAGGAGAAGCCTTATGGCTACTGTTGCAACCCCTATGGGTGCAGAACCAGTTAATACGCTAAGTGCTAGTGGCTCTTTCACGGGTAAAGTTCGGCACATTAAAATAGCGTCTGGTTACGGCACAGGAATTTTCTATGGTGACTTTGTTAAGCTTGTTAACACTGGCACAGTGGAAAAAGACACAGGTACTTCAACGCTTACACCAGTAGGTGTATTTGTTGGATGTTCTTACACTGATCCGGGTACGAATCAGTTAACTTTCAACCAGCAATTCCCAGCAAGCACTGCTGCTGATGACATCGTGGCTTATGTCGTTGATGATCCAAATGTAGTTATGCAGATGCAATCGTCTGGTGTTCTGTCTCAAACAGAGCTAGGCAACAACATCGCTGTGGTACAGACTGGTGGATCTACTTCAATCGGACGTAGCAAAAACTCTCTAGGAGACACTGGAGCTACGACTAACACGCTTCCGATGCGAATCATTGAGTTCGTTGACGGGCCAAGCAGCACAGTTGGTGATGCGTTTACTGACGCTCTCGTTTTCTTTAACGTGGGCCACCAGTACACAAACACCACTGGCGTATAAGGGGGATTAAGACATGGCAATTTCTAGAGCGCAAATGCTTAAAGAACTCCTGCCGGGGCTTAATGCTCTTTTTGGTTTGGAGTATGAAAAGTACGAGGATGAGCACACTCTCATTTATGAGACAGAAAGCTCAGATCGTAGCTTTGAAGAAGAGGTCAAGCTGTCAGGTTTTGGAGCAGCCCCTGTCAAACAGGAAGGCTCTGCAATATCTTACGATTCAGCTCAAGAAAGCTTCACAGCTCGATATAATCACGAAACCATTGCGATGGGATTTGCGATTACAGAAGAGGCGATGGAAGATAATTTGTATGACTCACTGTCTGCACGTTACACCAAAGCTCTTGCACGAGCGATGGCTTACACTAAGCAAGTCAAAGCAGCTAACCTTTTGAACAACGGTTTCAACACGTTCCAGTCTGGGGATGGGGTATCGTTGTTTAACGCATCTCACCCGCTTGTGAATGGCGGTACGAATGCAAACCGTCCGTCCACCGCTGCGGATTTGAACGAAACGTCACTGGAAAATGCAATCATTGAGATTGCTGCTTTCACGGATGAGAGGGGTCTTTTGATTGCTGCTCGTCCTACGTCACTGATCGTTCCTCCAGCTTTGATGTTTACGGCAGATCGGCTGTTAGAGACCACACAAAGGACTGCTACGGCTGATAACGACATCAATGCTATCCGCAACATGGGAGCAATCCCCGGCGGTTATGCAGTCAATCACTACCTGACTGACACCAACGCTTTCTTCTTGATGACAGACGTACCTAACGGTATGAAGCATTTTGAAAGAACTGCTTTGGAAACCAGCATGGACGGTGACTTTGACACTGGTAACGTGCGTTATAAAGCGAGAGAAAGATACTCGTTTGGGGTATCTGATCCACTTGGAATTTACGGTTCACCGGGAACCAGCTAATTCCACTCATGAGGGCCACTCTGGGAAACTGGAGTGGCTCTTATTTTTTTCCTGACTAATTGTTCCACATGGAACATTAGACACTAGCCAAGACAGGAGATAATAATGGCTAATACTACTTTTAACGGCCCAGTCCGCTCGGAAAATGGGTTTCAACAAATTTCTAAAAACGCAACCACTGGTACTATAACTGTTACCTCTGGTGACAAAATGGCAACCGAAGCGACTGCAAGTGCTGGTATTGAAGGCACTGCGGCTGTCTATGTTACTCAGGTAAATCGTCTGAAGAGCGATGTAGATACCAACGTAAACATCGTCAAAACAACGATAATGATTGATCTAACGGGCCTAAAAGATGGTGATACCGCTGGAGATATTATCGGCAAAGACGGTTCTGGTGTTGCGTTTATCGGTAAAGTTACAACAGCTAACCAAGGCACAGTATTCGGAGTGACGATGACTTGCCTAGAGACTCCCGCTGGTGGAAGCACAGACATTGATTTGTTTTCTGCTACAGAGGGAACAGGTGTTAACGATACTGCCATTGGTGATCTAACCGAAACACAAATAATCAATGCTGGAGCGGCTTCTGCTGGAACAGTTGTTGCTGGTGGCGATATAGTCGCTGATCAGTTTTTGTATCTCGTAAGCCAAGGCACTGGTGATGCGACTTATACCGCTGGACGTTTCTTAATTGAAATTACAGGGTTTGACGCAGCATCCTAAAGGAGTGAATCATGGCTGATGCAGTAGCAACACAAACCATACAGGATGGTGCAAGAACTGCTGTATTTAAGTTCACCAATGTCAGTGATGGAACAGGTGAAAGTGCTGTAACAAAAATAGATGTATCGTCTTTAACAGCCGACCCTATGACTGGAGCAGCTTGTTCATCGATAGAGATTCAGAAGATTTATTACTCAACCATAGGGATGGGAGTCAAAATATTTTTTGATGCCTCTACGGATGTACTGGCATGGCAATTAAATGCAGACTTTTCGGACACGTTAGACTTTTCGGACTTTACCGGGATACCTGATACGAAGGCATCAGGAACAACAGGAGACATTAAGTTTACTACTGTTGGCGCATCTAACAATGATGTATATAACATTGTTATGAAGGTCATCAAGAGGTACTAATGCTTAATGAGTTCGAGAGCAAGATGATGGCATGTTTTCATGTTTTCTCTGATCCAGTAGATCCAGTGCATGTTTCTATATCGATGGATAATGAGAAACGAAATGTGATATTCCAAACACATAGTAAGATCGTCAATGCTCATAAAATGTCTATAGAGCAATTCTTAAATACTCCAGAGACATCGCTAAAAGCAATAGTCAAAGGATTATATAAGGATATACAAAGAGTCGTTTAAACGCATGGAAAAAGCTATTCGACAAGAAATTAGAGAGTGGTCATTCCAAACACTAGAACAGCCATTAGAAGAATATAACGGGATGCGTGGGTGTCCATATGCTTCTAAATCATGGGGCAAGGATAGAGTTAAGATAACGTTTAAACGTG